TTATGTTGTTGTGCTAACTTATATAATAACCATTCTGCTAATCTTATTCTTCTTTTTGAAATATCATTAATATCTCTTTGTTCCAATTTAAAATCTGTTGTTAGTATATGATATAAAACATCTACTGTTCTAAAGGGTCCTTCAAACAACCCATTAGGTATCATAATATGATCATAGATGTTAACAGCATGTACTATATTTTTATTTTTAGTATCTGAAAACCAAAAATCTAATAATTGTCCATATGTTTCTTCAACATCTGTATATTCAAATATCTTTTGTTCATATTTGTCTAAATCTTTTGTTTCTTGTGTAAAAGGTAAAAACATATGAATTATTTTTTCATTATCTGTTTGAACGTTAATAAATGTTCCATCACATATTGGAATATTAATACCAAAAGACAATTTTTCTGATTCGTATGTATATTTTAGTTGAAGTTTGTTAAGAACATTTTCATATGATTTTTCTACTTCTACTAATAACAAAAACACAGGCCAAAAATGTTTATTGATTTTATAAAATGAAAGTGTAGAATTCAAAACGAGTAAGCTATATGTATTTTGAATAATAACTTCCATTTCATTTTTTGTAGATAATTTTGCTTGTTTTTTGAATATAGGCATATCCGCAATTTGAAATACAGGAATCCAACGTATACCGTCTACAACAAATGCTAAATTTCTATCAATAATAGGTATTTGGATTGTAGCTATTTTTTCTGATCCATCTTCATTTGGTTCTTTATGTTTAAAACTTAAAATATATCCATACGTTGGATTAGCTGGATCAGAAATTATATATTCTATATGTTGAAATATATAACCTAAAGATTCGAGAATAACAATAATTGTATTTTGTAAAGAAGCATATTGTTTCAACCGTTCTTCAAAAATATTATTCTCTGGAGGTGTAGCATATATTAATTTATTCATAACAATGGATTACCCCCAAACTTTTTCCGGAACTTTACGTTCATCAAATTCAAAGAATAGTAAAGATTTTAAAAATGAAATTTTTGATTCTTGTGCTTTATTAAACCCATTTGGAATATAATTCATAATATTTTTTGAAAAACGTTCAAACGCCAATGCTTGTTCCGGTATTAATTCTATTAATTTTTGTAATCCTATTATCTTATAAGCAGCATCTGGATTCCATCTATGCGGTTTACTTAAATCTGATAAATCTCTTGTTAAAATGGATAGTATCAATTCAAAATGAATTAAATCCAAAGAAGCGAAACTTCCGTATATACTAACTAATTGATACAAATAATCTTCTATTGAAACATTTTCATCTGGTCTACTTAATAATGTAGACAATTCAGTAACAGCACTTACAACATCTCTAGAAGCAATTGTTATTGTTGCTATTTCTTGTCCTGCTTCAAATTCATATGTTTCTTTATCTTCAAACATAACACATTCTAATGAGTCAAATAATTCAAATGTATCATAACCACTAAAAACAAATTCATCTTCTTCAAATACAAAAATAATATGTTCATCTTCAAAATAGAAATAACCACTTTCTTTTGCTGTGATTATTCCTTCTTGTAACTCTAATTTATTCTTTAAATTTTTAAAAATACTTTCTGTAGATCCACTAGTGTGTTTTGTTCTAAGTGTTAACTGTGTTGCTTTTTCACCTAATGATTGTGCTGCTATAATACCAATCATTTTACTATGATGTATATTATACAAATCACCATAACAATGTTGACAGATTCCATCTTTACAAGAACATGTAATAGGTGAATATAATCCTATTGTTTTTCCTATTATGTTCTTATAATTTATTTTATCTATTTTACCATCAACTGTATATCTACCTATTAAAGATTTTGCTGTTCCATCATCGCGTACAGTAAAATTAAATACATGATTATTTTCTTTTTCAACATGACAACTAGAATATTCACAATCCAAAGTTGTATTCAATAATAGATACATTAACTTACGTGTTAAATATCCACTCTTAGCAGTATTATCTGCTGTATCTACTAATCCTTTTCTTCCACCATAACAAGAAGTAAAATATTCTTTAGTAGATAATCCTTGTAACAAACTAGATTCAATAGGTGTAGGTAATACTCGACCTGTAACATCACTTATAAATCCTTTTTCAAATGATATTTGACGTAAATTATCAAAAGACCCACGTGCCCCAGATCTAATAACTTTAGTAACATTATTATCTGGCACATTTTGTAAATCATCTCGAAAACGATCATCAAATATAAAATCTTGTAAAGAAATTGTAGCATCTGATGAACTATAAAAACCTAATCTACATAACATATCCATGCTATGTAACCATTCGGTTTTAGATAATATAATTTCTAACTGTTCAATAATGTTCGATACTTTTTTCTTATCAAAAACAGTATTAAACAATTGAAACAATTCTATATTGTTGTGATACTTTTCATCAACTACTTTTTGAAATAAAGATACTCTATTTTCAAATGTTTCTTGTTCAAGATATGTTGTAGGCTTACTTATATCTGCTGTAATTAAGTGTAAACCTAAAATCATATCTTGTGAAAAATTAAATAATATTTCTCCGTTGGATGGTTTTCGATAATTATTATCCACCCACATTTTTGTTCTAGCATCTTCTAATGCTAACGTTTGTGGTAAATATACTGCCATTTGATCCCCATCAAAATCTGCATTGTAGCTCGAACAAACAAGTGGATGAACAACTATAACATCTTCTAATATAATATCGTAAATTTTCATAGATTGAATACCGGGTCTATGAAGTGTAGGTTGTCTATTAAGAATAATGTATGTGCCTATAAAATTACTTTTCAATATTGTTAGAATATGATTTTTTAAATTAGGTGTATCATAATCTTCCAATATTTTGAGTGGACTTATTTGTAATTTTTCTGACACTAGCGGTATTACTTGTGGTTTATATATTTCTTTAGCAATTTTAAAAGGTATTTTACACCAACCTAAAGGCATATCTCCACCATCTACAACAATAACAGCACGCCCAGAATAATCTATTCTTTTTCCTAATACATGTGCTCTTAGAAATCCTTGTTTCTTTTCATATTTTGTCATTAATGTTTTGATTAACAATTCATACTGTCTTTGTAAAACAACATGTATTGTATCAAATACAAAAGGTGCTTTTCTTGTTGATTTTAATGTTCGAAGAATTTTAATATAACTTTCATTGATGTCTTCTTGATAAACAGCACGACCACACTCAGCCATACATAAAGGTCTTACATCTGGTGGAATAACAGGTATAGTAGTAATGAATAATAAATTATAATATTGTTTATCAAATGCTTTTATTAGATCATCTTGTTTCAATAAAAATGGATATAATTCTTCTCTAAAAAATACAGGTCCTGTTTGTGCTTTATCATTTTTTTTATTTACTATTTTTATTTCTTCACCTTCTATTATAATCCATTCTTTTCCTTGTACTATTTTTTCTATATTTATTTTATTATATTTTGAAGGTAAGTAATATTTCAAAAACATAGATAATACAATTGGATTCACAATACAACAAAATTCCGGAATACTTATTTTAGCGAATGTAGTTAATCTAATATTAGATTTTGTAATGGTAACACGACAATTTTCACAAACTTTATTTGCGTATTCTCTACCGGAGTATCTTCCACATTGACATTTGTAATCTTCTACAGGACCAAAAATTTGTTCACTAAACAAACCTTTATCATGGAATTTATTTCGGAATACAATTGTTGGTTCATATATTTCTTGTAAATTACCATATTCTTGTTCTAAATTAATTAATTCTATTTGCATAAATTCATCTCCTACAATTGATCATAATATTGTAAACAAAAGGTGTCTATATTTGAAATTTTATTTTGAACCTGTTGTAGTAGATTTTTAGTTTCTGATTCCAACAAATGTGCTTTACATACAGTTTCTACACTATAGTTTAATAAACGTTTTACTTCTTTTTCATCCCAACCTTCCGCTTTCATTATTTTTTCTGCTGTTTGTAAATTGAGGGGAGTCAAATGTGGTTTCATTTTTTGAAGTTTTTCATATGTAGATATTAATGATATGAATTTTTCTTGTTCTTTATTCAATGAAACAAGTACAGCTTCTTTATAGCAATTATAACACGACATAAAAATTTCGTAAACACTATACGCTCTTATTTTTGTATTATCATGAAACAACATATTAAATTTTTGTTTTGAAGATAACATTTTTTCTAAATCATAATCACTTGCTCTTTTACCTCTGTCCAATTTTATTAATACATTTGTTGTTTCTTTACTTTTATCTATATATACACCTAACTTACTAAGAACACTTTTGATTTTAATACCAGGAGAAAATTCTGTAATACAAATTTCTTTATCATCTTTTTCCAATGTATATTTTGAATCAAAAGAAATACTATCAGATCCTGTTTTGAATAATTTATCTGTCATAGGTTCTGAAATACTTCTATATACAACATTAAGATCTTTGTTTGATATTTTCTTTTCTTCTACAATTTTTTTAAGAAATTTGATTGCTTCTTTTACACTAAACATAGGTAATGTAAATGCTAACCCTACACCTATTCCTGTAGTAAAATCAGACGCATTACTGAATTGAATCAAGTTCAATGGAAGCATTGTAGGTATATATTCTGGTTCTTCTATACCTAGATCATTTACAAAATATGGAACATGATCTATGTATTCAAAAGCAATCTTTTTAATTAATGGATGTAATCTTGCTTCTGTATAACGCGAAGCAGCAGCATCTATTGGATCTACACCTATATTAGATCCAAAGTTACCACGTCCTTCTATTAGTCCAGAATGTACAAGTGTAACAATGCTTCCATAGCTATCTCCATGTGGATGATATTTGCCCATAACTTCCCCGACAATTCGGGCGCTCTTAATAAAACTTCCATTCTTCGTAAGTAAGTACGAAGCATATAGAATTCGACGCTGTACCGCCTTTAAAGTGTCTTTAAAGAAAGGTACAGTACGTCCACCCATGTTTATGTATTTCGCATAATCGTAATAATAATTTTCTACTAACTCGAAAGCAGGTGTTTGTATTATTTCCATTATTCATTTACCTTTTCAATCGTAGGATTATTTAATTCCAAATTCACAATCCAATCATTATACAATAAATATTTATATTGAAAAATATCTTCTGTGATATCAAAACCTATTTCAAATATTTTTGGAAAAAATGTTTTCGTTAAACCAAATACTGCTTCTTTAACTCTATGTATATCAGAAAACCATAATACAAAAACACCGTTTGGATCCGTTGTCATTTGTGTTAATACATATTCTGAAAAACATTGAAATAATCTGTCATTATATTTAATAATAACAAATTTATTTCTATTCTTAGTTTTCCAATCATATATAGCTGTATGTTTTTGACATAATAAATTTTTATGTTGATTATTCTTATATTTCTTTTTTCTAGCTTGACAGTGTATACAATTTTCAATATTAATGATATTCTTTTTTGCTTTTTCTTGAACCATTTTTTGTGTTTGTAGTCTATTAAAATCTGTTAAAAGTTTCATAATAACATATGGATACACAAGTAACTTTTTTTGTTTTAAATAATTATCTAAATTTAACAAAGTTTTTTGACTCACAACCAACACACTCCTTCAAATTAATCTCCTGCGAAATATTCATTTATCAACGATGATCTATTATTCCATACATCATTAACTGTTATTTGTCCATCTGCTCTAATAACTTGAATAATTTTTCTATGCTTTATATCTAACGCACAAACAGCAAGTTCGTTAGGTTCCATTTCTCCTAATCCTTTATATCTAAATATTTGTACATTTGTTTTTCTTATTTCTTCTACTTTACTTTCATCATATATTGGTGTAAATTGTTTTTTATTATAATATCCAAACAATGGTGTTTCTATTACATGTAAATATCCTTCATCTATAAGAGAAGGTAAACAATAATCAAACATAGATATTAGAAGGGCTGCTATATGCCTTCCATCCGGATCAAAGTCACAATTTTGTACTACAATTGCATTTTGTTTTACAATTCCTTCTTTTTCTACATCATATACTATAGCATAATTATGATATTTATCTACAGTAATATTATAGACCGGAATCAATACATCTAATTTTTTTCGTTCAACGCATGTCACTTTATGATTATATGTTTTTGCATATTCAATCATTTCATCAATAGAGTCATAATAATTCAATACATTTTCCCATTTCGGATCTGATCTTGATGTTCTATATTCTTCATAATATGGACCAATAACAGGTTCATTATTATCAAGAATCTTTTTAACTATTCTAGCAATACTATTTCTTGCTTTCTTTGTTTTATCATATGAAACACAAACTTTATAATCATTCAAATTGTATTTATCTTTATTTTGTATTGCTGTTTTTAAAATTTCGTCATATGAATCAAAATATTGTAACAAATTTTCATAAAAAGAAGTACCATTACTACGCCAATTATTAAAATTCGTTTCATTAAATTCAAGATTTTCAGATAATAGTTTACATACGCATTTTAATATTTTTCCTTTTTTTTGTAATATTTTAACATCTTCTCTTTGATTTAGTTGACGTGTAGATTCTTTATTTTTTTCTGAATAATTATATTCTGTTAAATGTATACATATATTTTGATATGTATCTGTTTCACGGTGTAAATAAGATATTCTTTCACCATGTATATTTAATGCGTTATACGCATTAATGTGATATGAATTATGATCTTTTTGTGTTAACCATTCTAAATTACAAAGTTCATTGTTTAAAGTATTTGAATCTTTGTGATGACAAACTAAATTTGAAAACAATTCATCCGTTTTATTTGCCATTATTCTATGTGTTCTATAATATTTAGATTCATCTACATTTCGTTTCATGTATTCATATTGTAATCCGTGTTGTTGAAACATATGAAAATATAATGGCATTAAACTCATACCTGATTGTAAATCTTTAGCTTCTATTTTAGTTCCATCTCTTAAAATAAATTTATGTGTAGGTGTAACTTTTACTACATGATCATTATCGATAGTAACATATATTAATTCATCTACATAACTTGTAATTCTTGGAGCATATGCTTTACCAGGAACATAATTACCATGATCATCAATAGAGTATACCCAATAATCTCTACCAGGTTTTTCTTTTTCCATTTGAACAAGTTCTTCAAATGTTTTATCTTGACCATTTAACATTTTTACCTTTGTATCACCTGTAAAACACATAACATTGATTTTTCCATATCTTATATCTGATAAATCTGTTGTGAATGGTTTTACATTGATAGCTGTAAAAATATTCATCAGTGTTTTACTATTCAAAATCTTTTTCTTATCCGCATTGAGTACATTCAATACTTTTCCACGTAAGGGGAGTAACGCATGTATATTTATATCACGTGCTAGTTGTAACGTACCACCAGCAGATTGTCCTTCTAATAGAAATAGTTCTCTTTCATCCACATTAGCAGAAGTACAATCTTTTAAATCTTCTACCATAACAACGTTTCTACTTTTACGTGTTTTGGTTTGTTTCTTTGTGTCCAATTCTATTCTATATTCTTGAGCTAATGCTAACCAATTCATAACAAACGTTTGATCATTTTCTAAAAACTTTATAATACTGTTTTTATTAATGATATGTTCTATATCACTTTCTCTCATGTTCAATGAATACTTTGTTTGTCCAGCAAAAGCAGGATTTGTTATTTTTAAAATTGTCATAAGACGTCCACCTATTAAGACATCTTCTTTATTAACATGTAACTTTGCTTTGACTGCTTTTTCATAAAGATAATCTTTCACAATTGTTTCAATCATCTTTTGATGTGTTCCTTGATCTACGTTCAATGTATTTATAACACCTTTGAATTTCTTATATTTACTACCTTCATTTGTGTAACCTACATACAAACGTAACTCATCTTTTTTATTTTGAATTGTAGTTGTAAGATACTTAGAACATTCTGTTTCAAATTCTTTCACTATTGTATTTGTAATTTTTTTAGATATGACATTGTTGTCTTTCATAACGATAAGAAGCATTTCTATTTTATCTTCATTATCATATACAAGAATAGATTTAAGTCTATTCTCTATAAGTTCTGGATCTATGAAAACTGTTTCAAAATGTTTTTCATTTGGAGTAAAAGATACACTTGTACTGAATTGTTTTTTATCTACATCTTTTTTAGTTACATCTGTTCCATTGAATATGTAATGTCTATGTTGATTACCATTCTTTGTAATTATTTCAAATGAAGTACTTAACGCATTTACAATTACAAGACCTTCACCATGTAACCCACTTCTATGTTGGTAAAGATCATTATCAAACTTACCTCCAGTGAATAATTTTGTTGCTATTACAACTGGAGCATCTTCTTTAAAATCCGGTGATTTGATTGGAATACCTCTACCTTTATCTACTACTGTATATTTATTATTATCCAAATCCATTATGACAGCTAAAAAGTTACTATTGCCTGTAAGACATTCATCTGCTGAATTATCTATTAACTCATACAATAGATGCGTTGGATTTTCTGTAGAGCCCATGTAATTCCCTGGACATAGTTGTATGTGTTCAAATTCAGATAAGCCTCTTATAGCCATTGTGTCACCTCAAATATAAAAATTAGAGGTGGGTTATTTTTAGACCCACCTCTATTTGTTTTTAGTACGGACTGTAACAAGCGTAATTTGTTTCTGTTTCTTTTACAATGACTTTTATAAGTGTACAATATTCATTTGACATTTCTTCCTCTAATAGATTGAAGAAGAATTGTGCTATATTTTCTGCTGTAGGATTGAATTGAATGTTTATTACACCTGGTATATCTTTAAATCGTTCATGCCATTTAGGAGGAATGATTGTAGCATGATCAAACTTATTTTCTACAATACGTTTGAACACTTCTTTGATGTGTGTGTAGTCTGCCAGCATCCCGTCACTATTAAGTTTATCTCCACCCAATTCTACTACGACTGTATATGTATGGCCATGTAGATTACAACACTTCTTTGTATATGCGTCTTCAAGTATGTGACCCATAGCAACGCTGAATGACTTTTGAACTGTATATTGAAAAGACATTTTATTCCTCCTTCATATCTTAAAATCCAGTCCGGTGCCCTGGCCCGACGCTCCGCATTATTTGTTCTACTTCTTTTTAAACATTCAGAAAAAAGATATGATTATCTTAAAACGACATCTGCTCGAAGCAAGAAACAATTATCTATTCTTGTTAATTTAGACCAACCTAGATATTTCATTTCTCGGATAAAAAATTCAATATCTCTTTCAATTGAAAAATCAATATCAACAGCATATATTAAATTAGATCTATCTGTTTCCATTAATGGGATATGCTGTAAATATTCTATAGCATATTTATCTTCTATGACAATATGTGGATTATTTACAGTTCTATTTTTTGGATCCAACATTTCTTTAACTTTATCTGATATTTTAGTAGTTATAGTTACTCAACCAATAGTATTTAATAGTATTGGTCCAGCTTCGTAACCAGCACCATATGGTCCGGTGAAGAATCGATTTAAGATATTTTTGCCCGCATTGATGTCTGCGTTGTCACGATGGCCACACGATTGACACAAAAATATCTCGCCGTTCCGATTCTTCTTATCGACATAGCCGCATTGACGACACGTTATGCTGGTGTTCTCAGGCCAAACTCGTCTAAAGGAAACACGGTTTTCTTCACAGAGCATTTCCAACCTGGTCAGCCAATAACGCACGTTCCAACTGCCGATAACAGAGCGTATATTTTTACTCAAGCGCCCTTTGAGTTTGGTACCATGTGTAATGTCTTTTAATCGCTCAACTACTATCAAGCTGATATCAGACATCACAATCCTTTTCGCGTTTAAAGCTATATAATCTTTCAACGTCTTAATGGCTCTCGCTTTACCCTTCGAACCTTTCTTACGACGTCTGACTATATTGATTAAGGTTTTCAATTCTAAACCAATTTGCTCGCCTGTTGATAACGAAGCTAATGCGTTGACTCCAGTGTCAATACCAACACAATTTGTAATAGGTTTCTTTTCACCAGTTTGAATTTCAAATGTAACTTGAACACAATTACGGAATATGACAAATGATCCCATCAAACGACCGCGTGCGTTCCATTTGTGAAACATGCGATGAAGTTTAATAGGAATATCGATTTTAATTTTATCACCAATAGATCGTAAAGACAACCAACGGTCGAACGTTTTACTTTGCTTGGCTTCAGTGAATGAACAAATTGCTGTTGATAACGCCATTCGATTTCCATAATGCGTTGGTTTAACTGCCGCTACTTCGCGTTCCAATTCTTTGGAAGCAGCTTTCGCTTGTTCGATAGCCGCGTTTACCATGCTTAGGGCTTCGCGAGCAGCCTGTTGTTTTAATCTTTGTGTGAAATAAGGGTGTTGAACACGATCTAGCAATTCTTTCTTAAGGTCTGCTTCTCTACATCGTTCAACCCAGAAGATATCTATATATGAATTCACTACATGTTTATATTCGTCCATAATAGCGTGGATTTGTTGAAATTTTTTCTTCGTAGCTGAAGTGAAATGTAACTTCACAGACCTTAAGATTTTCATTGTGTTTCACCACCTTTAACATATTATATATTAAAAACAATATTTCGTCAATTGTTTATTAATTGTAATGAAATACTATTGACTAACATGAAATACTATGAAAACGGTCAATAAAAGCTATACATTTTGTTTCAAATCTCAATTTTAACAACACCCTTTCATAAAAAATGACACTCAAAAAAGAGTGTCATTATAAAAATTATACGGATTATATAGCAGCCGGTCGTGTAATCAACGCTGGAAAGATAAGCAAACACGGGAAGCCGGATTTTTAAGACATCCTTCAAGAAACCTTACACATTAGACTTAAGACCCAGTTATCGTCTGGGCCGGACTTATACTTGAACCTTAAACCTTAAGCCTTGAAAATATGTAATATCCACCCAAGGATTTTTTATAAGTAATATCAATAACCCATGATATTAACGGGTCTTTCCTATTCTGTTCTTTACACTATACAATCCGTATGATACACCTTTATTTAATTGTCAATGTTCTTATCTTCTTTATTCTTCTTCTGTTAATAGAAGTGGTGTTGTTGCGTTTACTACTTCCATTTTACCATCAATGGCGTCAAAGAAATCCATCCACTTACGTAGCTGATTATTCTTTTCTTCTTCATCGTAGTAACGCACCACTTGAATATCTACATTTTCTGGAACACGTGCTGAACGCATTTTAGCATCTGCTTCACGTGTATTCAACGCATTGAATGTATTTGTAATAGGTAAATTCATTCTTCTTCGGATAGCAAGAAGTTCTGTTAAATTGAACTCACCAATATCTGGAAAAAGTATAGTCGTGTTAATGTTTGTTCTTTCAATAGCAGTCTTAAGCTGTAAATATCTTTTGAAAAGATCCATGTTAGCTTGAATAAGACTACTAACTTCTTGACGCTGTTTCTTTTCACTACCAAATACTTCTTTTTCTGTTGAGAGACCACTAGAATATTTTGCTACTTTTTCTGTATTATCTCTCATACGTTTTTCGAGGAGTTTAAGTTCTTTCATGGCTTCAATTAGCATCATGATATTGTTTATCCCCTTTCAATTATTCTAATATGTATTGTATATTACATAGAAAGAAAAGTCAATAGATGAATTTTAAGAAAAATGTCTTTCTTTTAGTTTGACAATATATTCTTTTATTTTTATCATCCATGGTATTCGATTTGAAAACAGTCCTATAAGAAATCCAATAACAGCAAATGTAATAAAACCTAAAATAGGTGTTGTTACAAAAATTACACCAACCATTGCGGATACAATAATAATAAAAATCATTCTCATATTACTCATCATCATATTCATCCTCCTCGTTTTCAATATCATCAAATTCACTTTCATTGATTTCTTTAATTGGATCTACATATTGTAGTAAAACATTCAATGCTTCTGTATATGATTCACTCTTGGTTGCTTTTTCTACCATTTCTTTTGCTTCTTCTTTCATATTATGCTTAATAAGCGCACGCCTAGCAATAGCCATTAGATTAAAAATATTACCATCTGTGCCTAAAAGTTCTACTTTTGGTTTACTCAATTACCATCGCCTCTTTCTTTTAAAAATGTTCACATCTCTAGGCATTAAGAAAATATGTTTAAACAACAAAACAAACACAACTAATGAAAGAATAATCAAAATAAAATAGAAAATAATTATTCCTCCTCCTGAATGATAAAACAACTAGGTTTTATCATTGTTGTTTTTTCTATTTCTTCAAATATTTCATCTTTATCTGCTCGTTCTTTTACTCTTTTTAAAAATGTAGTGAACATATGAAAATCTGGTTCAAAAATAGAATAATTGTCTTGAAAAGAATATACTGGATAATATATTAAAATATATCTTCCTCCAATTTCTACACCCTTTACAATTGCTTGTGTTTTATTTTCTTTTTGAAATAGATCAAATAATTTTATCAAGTGTCTTTGAATATTCAAATATTCGTCATAATCAACATATTTATTGTTTGTATATTCTATACCATATTTTGTTTCCATGTGAAATGTATAGTTTATAGTCAAATTAAATAATTTAACTAGTTTTTGAAATGACAACAAATTAGCATCTACTTTAAAACACCAACCATAACATATTTTCGCTTCACTTACAAATTCAATCAAATGTCATCAATCCTTTCTATATTTCTCTATCACATTAATTACTTTCTCTTGTATTTCGCATAACATTTTTTCTGTTATATCTGTTTTAGTATCAACCAAATAATGAAGTAGATCAATCCAAACAACATGTCCATCTTCAAAGTGTGGATTAAAATACAAATCCATTTGTGTTTGGTGTTGTTTAAGAAATTCTACACCGCTTCTTGTAAGAATCCATCCAAAAGGTTCTAAGTATATATATTCTTTTAAATCATACATCAACTTTTTTATTTCTATATCATCTACTTCTGGATAAAACTCTTTGACTTTTTTTATTAATGCTAACGTATGAATTGGACTTTCATTATTATCTATACTAACAAGAATATGCCAACTTAGTTGATCTTTTTGAGTTAACATTATTTTTTCCACACCCATTCACACCAAATATGATATGGATAATGCGCACATTTTTTAATTTTATATTTCATTTTAAATATACCTCGTTACTGGATATACAATTTCTTTTCTTAATTCATCTACGGATTTACTATTACCCCAAAAAAATTCACCAGAACTAACAATATAGCAATCTATTCTTCCTTCATTGTTTCCATACTCTGTTTTTAAACATAATGTGTTTTCAGATACAAATAAACCTATCGGACAATCTTCTAATGTTGTAGAATATTTACTGATATGAAAATAAACACTATCTTTTGGTACATATTTTCTTTTAAATTTTTCACGGAATTTATCTATGATTACGTCAAATACAATTAATATTTTGTCACAACAAAATATCCACAACATAATATAAATAGGTACACCGAAAATAAAATAAATAACTATAAACCAAATAGGAAATTCAATCATTGTTTTTTCTCCTTTTCTTATAATAGCGGTTTAAGTTCTCCCCAAGGTTTCAATATGAAATTAGAAGGTGTGCTTCTCCATTTCATAACAATGACGTGAATATCATCCTCTTGTTTCCATGCTAATTCCTTAGCTTTTGTCAATGTCTTTTTTTCTCCAATAATTTCTCTTGTACCATCTTTATAAATATTATGAACAATATAACCCGTTTGATTTCTACTCATTCTTTTCTACCTCCAATTTTTCTATCGCTTTATATAAATCAAAATCTTTCCATGTGATCCAACCTTTATTCATATCATATTCAGAAATGTATACAATTCCATTTTTAATACTAACAAGTCTAATTTCGTTCAACATAAACGTTTGAATATTTTCTTTTCTTTCTATTGGCTTATTTTTTTGTTGTTTATTAATGATTTCGAGACAATTAAAACAAATAGCATTTTCATTCACTGTAATATATTTATTTTCTTCCGAATTTATTATCACTTCCTCACAAAGACTACATATAGGAACACGTTCATATTTAAAACTATTATTCGGAAATGTTTTTAAAATACAAACAGTTTTCAAAACATCACGTCCTTCACAGAAAGTGGTTTTACATCAACCAGTGGATCTTCAATTTCTTGTTGAACATCAATACAATATACATTCGCACATAATATAAGCCCATGGACTTTATGATCTTCTACAACATACGCGATTGACTGAACAATATACGTTTTTGAATTAATATACACAATTTCACTCACTCTAGGGACAAATGTACAATTCAGTAATGGCTCAATAATCCTCTCATTTCGTAATGTAATAAATTGAATAACGGATGTATTCATTCTTCTACTTCCTTTGCTTTTTGATGTAAAAATTCTTTCGTAATAGGAATATATATTGGAATACTAATAACTTGACCAACATATATTCCGTTTTTACTGATTTTATTATTCATCATAATATCATAAACAATTTTTCCAACATCTATAACATTTCCCATGTCTTTAAGAGTTATGTTATTAACAATATCCCACAATGAATCGCCCACACGTACTTTATAGTCTTCAAATTTAATAACCCAATCAAACATTTCTTATACCTCCTTATTCCACAGATCAACAATACGATAAGCATTTTTTAGAGCTTCTTGATAACTATTTTTATCAAATATTGTATATTCACCAACATATTCACAATCAACTTCCATAGAACAAATGATTTTATTATCATCTACAGTTTTTATAAATATTTCCCAACATCCATCTTCTTGATCGACATATATTTTCATGATTTTTTCACTTTTAGAGCTTCATGATACATATAATTACACAATCTATGTCCATAGAACATGTGAATCCATCTCTAACCGTTTCTATAAATGTTTTCCAACCTTCATCTTCTTGATCAATATAGAGTATCATTCAACAATATCTCCTTTCCACATTGGAGGAATTACACTATATCTATGTTTAGGTGTTGCCTCCCAATATGTTCCACATTCAACACACCAAAACCTATATGTTTTATCTTCGAGTTTATATTTTAAAATCTTTTCTTTTTCATAATGTTCTTTTTGACATTTTGGACACATTAGATCACAATCTTTAAAAGTTAAAAATACTTCCACATGATATCCTTGATTTCGAAGACATTGAAGTTCTTCAAATGTCATATTAAAATTAAGATCAGAAATCATTTAACCACCTCTCTTTCTTCAAAATAAGAAATAGATAATGTTCGTTTTTCATTTCTAAATGGATATGTTTCGTCTTCAATTTTTTGTTCATCTATATTATTTGAAAAATATAACAAATCATCAATAGATTGGGGTTGATAATTCCACACATCAACCCCAACATTAATAATTACTGTATTTGACGCAGTTCTTAATTTTTTGAACATATTGTGAACATGCCCACAAAACCATAATGTATTTGGAATTTGAGCCCATGCGGGATCGTGCGCAATATAAATTTCTTGTTCTTTGTATTTTAATTTCAAATGCCCATGAACAGAACTAAACCCAAGTTCATAATATTCTAATACGGAAAATCTATCATGGTTTCCAGCAATTAGAATCTTGATTCCATTCAATTTTTGAATTAATGGAATCAATTCTTGTTTAGTAGCAGACATAGCTATATCTCCAAGAATATAACAAGTATCTTCTTTTCCAACAATTTTATTATATTGTTTAATAATATGATTGTTCATCACATCTTTATTTTTGAATTGACGACCGCAATATTCCATTATGTTAGTATGTGAAAAATGTAGATCTGAAGTGAAATAAATTATATTTTATTCCTCCTTTTCATGACAATAGAATTCAACAAACTGATTCATCAAATGCGTCACTTTTAATGTTGTTCGATCTGGTTCTGTTGATTCTACAGACATATATTGATCTTTCTTAAAAAGTTTATTAAAATCTTCTTTTGTCAACTCTATAGAAACAGAATTTTCTTCTTCGTTAATTTCTATGTTCACACACATATTGATTCCTCCTTTTGAATACTTTTAATTAACGCATATCCTTCTTCGTAACTATCTACAGAACATAATATTCCATTTCCTACAACATATAATCCATCAGGTCTATTTTCAATTCTACACTTACCAGATGTATTAAAAGTAACACCATCAGAAAATTTAATCATAATTATTCCTCCTTTAACAAAATTCTTGTCCTACAGAATGGAAATACTTTAGTCCACAATTTTGTAACATTTCTTTAAATTGTTCCTTACTTAGTTCTTCTCCATATTCATTTTTAATAATAATATTTTTATTCTTCATTGTTTCAGATAGTACATATGGAGATACAGCAAAAGAGAAACTACATGTGGTATTATGCTTCTTTCCAGGTTGTTTACTAAAACCTAGTTCAGCATAAGCGGAATTTACTTCTCCCAATTCTTCCTCCTTAGGTTTCCCACAAATTGGGCAACAATCTAAGATTTCAGGTTCACCATTAATAAGTTTATTATCCTGTCTTGTCATATGAACAGCATCATTACCATACAGATAAGATGTTTCATTGTATTCTGTAGGTCTATGATATGCTGTCATAGAATACAATCTGGATGTATATGTTTCTGCTATGTTTGTATAACTAACACCACAATTCCAGCAGAAATGACCAGCAGCAGAACGTTTACCGATATGATACAGCTCTTCCTTTGTTGTTTTATCACAAGCATAATAATTAGTTCCCATATTCATCATCCTCTTCTTCGTTAAATTCTCTTTCTTTTGCTTCTTGGACTTTATTACGCCATTCTTCCAATGCTAATTTATCACGAAGTTCTTCTAAAATTTCTGGAGGTAACATTTTGATCACCCATTCCAACCAAGATATTTCCATTTAAAATCTTCTGTTTCTCCATTTTCTTTTAACATGAGTCCAATGATAAAACCCACCAAATTCATAGAACCGTCTTCAGTAGAAAATTCTACTTCGTGTGTTTTACCAGGACCCCAAGACATAGGAATACACTGATTTGCGGTTCTAAGCATTTCTTCTTTTGAATAACTTTTATTTTTCTTTTTATCTTTAATATATTCTGGAAATGCTTCTACAAAAGAATCATATACAAAAGAAATCTGTTTTACAAAATCTTTCATATTCTTACTTTTATTTGATTTGTTCGTAATTAAAAATGAACTAGAACTACTATTACTTACAAAACCCAATCGAAGTTTCATAAAAACCCTCCTTCACATTTCATAAAAATCTCTCTCTAAAACACATTCAAATTCCATTTCATTATAAGGTTCTTCTTCTTGTTCTATAGATTCAATTATTTCAGAATTACACGCAGGACACCTTTTTAAATCATCTTCAATAAATTTAAAATTATCACGAATAGGTGACCCACAAAGAATACATTTTCTTTTTTCCATAATCAAAACACCCCATATCTAATATTTTTCATATGAGAAATCGCTCTATTCAATTCTGTAGACATTCTGTTATTATTTTCTCTAACAAAAGAAGTGACTTTAGCAAAATCAAATTTAGACATCTTCGTTAAAGCAGCTATCATTCTATTAGTACTTTCTCGAGAAGAAGCAATACTATATGAGAGTGATTTGTCAAATTCTAATTTTTCTAAAGCAGTCATATCAAAACTCCTCTCAAATTATAAAAATTGGGTGTAGCCCTATTAAGACTACACCCAAATATTTTAATTAGTTATTCTATGCTTCCTTTGGTTTATCTTTGCTAGCACCACAAACTGTACATTTACCAGATTTCGTTCCCATGTTGAAAACCCTATTTCCACTTCCATGAATCTTATCTTGTCCCTCGTGTTTACAATTACATTTCGCTACAAATGAATTCATCGCCATTGTTATTCACTAACCTCCTCTTTACCTTCTGCTGTAGGTGTTTCTGTTGTTGCTTCAATAGTTTCTACTACCTGTCTTACAAAGAAACTTGGAAGCATATGCTGTTCAAAGAGTTTAGCAATCTTATCTTTCTTCATAGCTTTCTTTAGTTCACGTAGATTAATACACATATTATCAAGATCCTGATACGCATCCATATCATCATTATATAGATTTTCAAAATTTAGAGTCACATAAAAACCAATTACATATTTATCAAAAGAACATTTAAGCATAGTAATTTCATTGTGGTGTAGAAAATCCATAAAACTTTTCATAGTAGTGAGATATTCTACATCAGACTTAAACTTACGCGGAAGTTCAAATACTCCTTTTACTTTTTCATGATTACGATATTTCTTTTTAACTACATCCAAAATCATTTTCATATTCTCGTAAGTATCTGCTGTGAAAACCCATCCGTAATAAAGCATAATAATTATAACCTCCTTAGATTTGAACTACAAATGTTTTATTCTTTGTTTCTACTTCATTGACTTTCTTACGTATATCCATAAATCTTTCACCTATTTCTTTCATTGTATATATTAAAACATTAAATTTCTCTTTTGTAAATAGAGAATTTACATTAAGTATATATCTTCCACTATATTTTGGATGAATAATAACACATTCATTATCACAACGATACATATAATTACCATTTGTATATATTCTATAAAACTCACTACCAAGTTCTTTAAGTTCTTTTAAATTTAACATATTTCTTACTTCTTTTATTCTAACCTTATCATCAGCAAGTTCTTCACACTCTATTTCAATCATAGGTAAACTTTTCATTTTATTTTCTTCCTCCTCATTATTTTGTTTTTTACCCCAAGCACAAAATTTTAATGTATATTTAGATGGCATGTCTATACAATTTTGTTTATCAATATAATTTATTAAACATTTTTCAAAAACAACATCATCTATTTTAATATCAACATATACTCCGTGAGCGATTTTATCTTCTAGTGATGTTGATATTATTTTAGCACCCCTCGCATACCCCAAATCATTAAAATATGTTGTCATGTTTATAAAATCACTTTCCTTTCTATTCATTTCTCCTTCTGTACTAATAGGAATACAATTTGTGAATAATATATCTTGACCTATTTGTGTTTTCTCCTTTAGTATTTTTAAAGCATCTTGATATGATTGTTCATATGAAAAATTATCAGGTAAATTTTTATAATAAATAGAACAGTCATACGTATCTTCAATAGTCATATCTTTTTTATAATACACAATGATATGAATTGGTTCATTAGAAGTAGCAAAACACGCATCGACAAAATCTAATTTATTATTCATATAACAAATCATTTTATTTGCTATAACACCTATTTTTGTAAAAACGTGTACATAATCAATTTCTTCTTTATGTCTAATATCAGAAATTATTTTTGCGCATTTAACCCAATCAAAAATATATAGTTTATGTTTCATTTTTTTTTCTCCTTAATTAAATTATACAAAATAGTCATGTTATAAAAATTTAAAACATATTCTATAACAGAATAATAATCGTTTTTAGTATATTCTTTTTCGATTTTTGCTTCTTTTTCAAATAACTTTCCTTCAAAATATCCTAAAGAAAAATTCATATTTTTCAAAAGATTTAAAAAATCTTCTTCATATGATGAAACATTGACAGAATGTATAGGTACCCATTCACAATCAGAATAATTATTAGAATATCTTTTTTCTTCTACAATTGTAGATGTTTCTTGAAAAAGAAAATAATCACTAATGTGGTTTTGTCTTTTCCATTCAAGATAATCCAAATTCGTATAAATTGGATTAAATTTATTATCTTTATCTATCAGAAAATTATGAAAATATATTTTATTTGTTATATTTTGAAAATATTTTTCCATAGTAGAAAATATAGAAATTCTACTTTCTTCAATAGTTTCAAAAATATGAACTTCAATATCTAAACATTTTGAAAAAACAGTTATTAATTCTTTAGGAAATTTATTAAGAATAGTATAAATAATATCTTCTGTGATAGAATATTCCAAACACAATGTAAAATCTTCAAGTTCATATTGTTTAAAATATTTTAAAAACAATTCTATATTTTCTTTTATTTTTTTATTATTTGTTAAATATGCTCCTTTTATTTTTTCTTTCATATCATAATGTTTATAATTTATTATTGTTTTTTTTCTTTGTGTAAACCATAAAGATTTTCCAGTGTTTGGTTCACCAAACAATAATATTAATTTCAAATCAATACACACCTCTTTTCTTTTCTTCTAGAAAATATGAATTAATTTCTTCTTGTGTAAATTGTTTTGTAGGTTCTATACGTTCTTCTTGTTTAAATTGAAAATCACACATTAAACATTTTGTTTCATATTTTACTGGAACTGGAAATATTGTATGAAGAAATAAATTAGCACTACATTGTGGACATATTAAATCACAATCCATCCATTCTGGTGTATGACTAATCATTCTCCCACCTCCTCACATTCTTCTTCAATTTTTTCTGGTAAGCATTCAAGTACTTGAATGCTAGTTAAAATTTTACTTGGAACAATACGGCCTTTTTCATCTTTATGATAAATTAATTTCTGTGTTCCTGCTCTGGTTTGTGAATATTGAAGCATTTCTGGATCACTATCAAGCAATCCTAAATATTCCGCAGCTACAGCAAGTGAAGAACTTTTCAAAACCATGTCTGGTTTAAAATCTCGTTGAATATCTATATCTTTATCATTTAACTTTTCTTCTTCAATAAGAAATTCATAAACAATTGATTCCGCAAATTCTCTTTTTGTGATATACATATTAATTATCCTCCTTCAAAATAGTTAATGCTACTTCGGGCCAATATGCTTTTACATCATATGTAATTTCATTCTCCATGATATAACAAGACATTTCTTCTTCTGTTCCATCTTTATATTGAATTACCATTGTAGGTGTAGCCCATGTAGAAGACAGCCACACATATGTCTTTTCTTCAGGTATAATATCACCATTATTATAAATCAAACCTCCAGTATATCCCCAGTCTTCTGTTAGTCCTGCTGCTATAGAAGAAATCTGTTCTTTATTTTCTTTAATAAATTTCGCACATCGTTCCCAATCAAATACACGCATATTTTCTACATTACTGTTTGCTTCACCCATAGCAAATGCGTCTATTGTTGACATGTGTTGTACCATTATACATTACCTCCTTTGTCATTAAAAAATACATTCAAAAGATTTGAAAGTTCTTTAAGTTCTTCCATAGACATCGTAATTCCTTTTCCAAAAATAGTTTCTTTATTTGTTTTTTTCATTTTTCTCAAATCAAAATACTGATTAGAACTTTTGTCTGTGATAGCTTCCATCAACCTAAGACTAGTTACCCAATCAGATTCTTTTTCACCTACTACTATATCTCCAATATGTTCTAATTCTTTAAATTCAACACCCATGTTATATTCCTCCCTTAAAAATCGTTACTAACACATTGAACAATCAATCTAGGTTCGTCAAACATTTTTTTCAAAGAATAGCATATGTGCTTTTCATTTTCGCAACACATTTCTATTTGTGTTATTTTATTTTTAATATCTGTTAGACTTTTTTCTTCAACATCTAAACCGATTATTATATCACCAAACATATCAAACAAATTGATATTAAAATTCTTTTCAAGATTATCTGCTAACAACAAATTTTCAAAAGAAATATCTTGTTCACTTATATTTTTACAACAACCATATTTTTGAAGAAGTTCCATTAATTTATTAGTTTGATCTTGTGTAATAATCCAACCTATAACTTTATAGAACATATATATTCATCCTCCTTTAATAATTATACAGTTTCAATTCTTCTTCTGTCCAAAATGTTTTTTTGATCCATTCCCCATAAATATTTTCTAAAGCTAAGAAATACATTGGGCCACTAGACCAAATTACTTCTTGTATTTTTTCAAATACCCAAGTTCCATCTTTCAGAAGATATTTTTTAAATTGAATTTTTCCATAACCTAAATTATCTTCTATCGCATTTCTTTCAGATATTTCACTAGAAACTACTTCTTTTGTTTCTATGACTTCGCCATTTCTTGTTCTTGTAATAATATCTTTTTGACCTTCTTCTCTTAAATACGCTATAGCTTTTTCATTCAATCCAATAATTTGATTTGTACGCATTTCAATTACCTCCTCTTCTCAACATATACATAATTTCTTTAAACGCATACGCTTCTGGATCTATAAGCCAATTTACACTGTCTATGAATGAGAAAATAAACAAACCAAATAGGAATACACTAGGAATGAAACAAAATAATGTTACCATTAGAAAAAATTCTCTTTTATTTGATTCCCATGATTCTATTTTTTGATACTTTTTATAGAATATATACGCTGAAAACAATAGAATTACACCAATTGAAAATGTAATGACAGAATATGCTATAGTAAATTTACCTTGTCTGATTAACATCGATAAAATATATTCTGTGGGTACTGCTAACTTGGCAGCTAAAGAATCCACTATAGCATTGATATTTTCAACATTCATTTTTATTCCTCCTTAAAATAAAAGTAAACGCATACCTATTTCTAGATATGCGTTTAATATTTTTTGGTGGACCCATTTGGAATTGAACCAAAAACCTGTCCCTTATAAGGAGACTGCTCTTACCGATTGAGCTATGAGTCCATATTTTATTTTGGTGCCCCTGGACAGATTTGAACTGTCACTTTATTGTTTTTGGGACAACTTCCTCTACCGATTGGGATACAGGGGCAGAAAAAAGGAAATCTACAATGACTTCCTAAATTTGTTTTAAATTGGTGCCGGACACGGGACTCGAACCCGCAAGCCCCACTGGGCGGGGGATTTTAAATCCCCAGAGTTTACCAATTTCTCCAATCCGGCACTTCTTTGTAACACGAGTATATTACTACAAATCCTCTATGTTGTCAAGCGAGAAATTTATTTTTTGTTGTTTCTCTCTTCGTATTCTTTCCAACACTGTTCTTTAAATCTATATAATTTACAATCCGTGATTTTACAAATTCCTCGTAAATTTTCCGCACATTTTTCTAGAGGTTCATTTCCTATGCCTCTATTTCTCCAGACATACGGACAATATAATTCCTTAACAGGCTTAGGTTCTGCTCCATTAAGCCACTCTTCATAAGTACAGCCAGCTTCAGAAAATTTAATTAATCTACCATCTTCTGTAGTAACATCTTCAGACGAAAGCATGTATTCACATCTTTCATAAACACGTTTGACATCTTGTCTTATTTTTCTTCCTTCGAATTCTTTATATTCAAATTCTTTTGAACCGCGCCCATTACATGTTTGACACACCACAGCAGCACCATCTCTTTCTGCCATACCCATGTATAGACCAGTTCCTCCACAAGATTGACATTGAATAATTATTTTAGGCATAATCACACCTCCCAATCAATATATTCAAAATCTTCTACAACTTCTTTTAACAGTTTTCTATCAACTGTGAAAAAAGATTTAGGTCTTGTATCTGTTATATAAGTGAATGCTCTAAATTCATCTTCACTGTACGCAACACCACAAGCAGTGAACAATCCATTATCTATTAAAATTAAAACAGCATTTTCTTCATTCGATACTTCTTGAAAAGCATCTTCTTTCGAAACTTTTTTAGCATTTTTAATTATCCATTCTTCCTTAGACATATCTGGAGGATTCACATAATATCCCATTATTCACACTCTCCTTCATAATTATTTTGTATATCTTTCATTTGATCTTTTGACAATTCAAAACAAATAGACAACATATCCAATCCTTTAATAATTTGATCGTCTTCCATATAGAAAATATCATCGATACGATCTTCTGTTACATTATTTACATTTGACAAAATTTGACCCAGTCTTTGATCTGGGTATTTTTTCCAATACATTTCAATCGCATTAATAATTTGTGGAATTCTATTTGGATCACGCATAATTATACACTTTCCTCCATTAAAGATTGACAAAACTTATACATCTGTGTAAGTCTGTTATGATAATCTCCTTTTACTATCATCATTCTTGGATGACTATAAAAATCTCTAATATTGAAATTCTTGTAGTGATCTAGTAAAACAACATCTAATTCATCTCTAGCTTCTTCATGTCTTCTCAATCCATCACTTACCCAAGGAACACCCTCAGATGATAAAAAGAATTTAAAATTATACAAGTCTTGATAATGTGCGTCATATATAGAACTAAAAAGTTGAAATTCTGTATCAGATATTTCATAAATACCGTTTTCATGTTTGTACAACATATAATAATAATATGTAACTACAATATCTGTATCAAAGAAACATATTTTATTACATGTTTTCAACGCATGATCATTTGCTTCTATCTGTAGACGAATAATATTAAAATAATCTTCGTCTGTAATAAATCTTTCATCATGAACATTTTGTTCTACGTATGTTCTTCCTATTTCTTCTGCCCATGATGTATGGAATATTTTAGCTAGCATTTTAACAAGTGTAGTTTTTCCTGTAGACTCTGTTCCTGTAATAAGAATCTTTTTAGCAAAATGCTTACGTGCGCAACCACAAATATAATCCCAATATTTTAAAGGATTATTTCTTATTTGTGTAGCAGATATTGGATATCTTGTCATAGAATAATCAAAATACTTAACATCATATTCTGGAAAATAAGATTTATATGCTTCTATATCTTGTTGTTCACCTGTAAAAATAGTAAATTTATTATCTATTGTAAAAGGTGTACAATTATAGAAAATAAAATCTTCCAAACATTTACTCCATTGTGGCCAACCATATGGATATTCTGCTATATCTGTAGGTTCATCCATGATATGAATCTTAATATTAGCAAAACCTTTTAATTCTGTTTTCAACCAACGTGATCTCAAATCTGCTGGTATATATTTGATTTTTACTTCTTCGCATAGTTTTGTATCTAATGTTATGTTATTACAAATGATAATGTGTAATTGATCACATTGTGAATACGTATTAAAAATATGAGTCAAATGGCCTCTATGTAAGGGAAGAAACTTACCAACTAATATCCCATTATGTAACACTCCAAAATCCATAGACATTAATTATTCCTCCATTTTTTCAAAATAGACCATTCTCTTTTTTCTTTAGCATCTTCTGTCCATTTATAATACCCATAGAAACTATTAATAAGAAAACCAAACCACATGAATATAATTGGAAGCACCCATGTAATTGTAGTTTTATCGTTCATTATAACTAGAATCCACATACTGATTGTAATTACATTTGTTAGAATCCAAAATATCCACTGCTGTGAATATGCCAATGTCATTAGGATTTGTCCAATAATCTGTAATACTTCCGTAGATGAATCCAGAATTGGACCAAGTAAAGAAATACCTGTTATTGCTGTTATATTTGTATATATTGATTCGTTTCTTTTCATTACTTGAACAAACCAATGATCTACCATTGAAAGAAACAAACCAAAACCAATTAAAGATATGATAGAAATTATTGTAATTATTCTAATACCTTGTTTTGTTAGTTTTCTAGGTTTGATATATACTTTAGAAAACTTATCCATGTGATATTTTTTCCATACAACCCAACCAATAAATTGGAAGGGTAGAAAGAAAAACCAATTTAAAATCCAATCACCATAATATCCGCTATACCAAGATATTGCTCCATACATAATAGCATTAATTATACCCCAGTAGTAATTAGTAATATTTTCTTTTGCTACTAATACAACACACACAATACCTGTTATAGCAGCTACTGGTGATATAATCCAATTTAATATAACATCAAAAAATGTTTCGTATGGTGTTATATATGAAAAGTAAAATGTAGAACCCATAATGATAGTAGTAATAAAACCTACTAATATTTTTTCAAACATGTTCCATGACGCAAAGTCTAGAGATTTTTGAATATACTTTATCATTATTACTCATTCTCCTTATTCACTGTCATTTCAAAAACAACAGTTATGTTTGCGTTGTCTTGATCTTCACATAATTTTACAAACATTCTTCTAAAACAGTCTTTAATTTTTTCCGCATTATCTGTAATTTCAAATCTAACATATGAAGAATCGTTCGTAGCAACGAGTTTAATATTATCTGGAAAATGACTAGACAAATCAATGAGATCTTCTTTGTTATTCATTAGAATCATCCTGTTCTTCTTTATATGTTTTATAATATTTTTTCAGGTCTTCTTCACAAATTATAGTAACATGTTTCGTATAATGTCGTTTGAATATACATTCTTCATTAACTAAAATATATTTATTAATGTCAACTAAATCAACACATTTATCTTCTGAATTCAAAATCATATAAAAAGCAGGTCCTTCTTCTCTTTCAAATTTTACCGCACGAAAATATAGGGGTTCCAAAAACGTATTGAGTTGTTTTAAACAATTAGTAGTAACTTTCATTGTTCTGAACACATCCACATTTTTTAAAGTGACTCTTTCAAAAACAGGATTATTTGTTTTTTTCATCATCACATTCCTCCTCCACATTCTATGAAATTAAATGTCTTTTTAAATGTTTCTTCATCAAACAAATCAAATATTTCTAAATTAGAACCAATATATTTAGAAAACACAAGATACGATTTTTCTTTCACTGTCATAGAAAAACCTCTTACATCAGATATAATAAAGAAAGAATGAATTTCCTTATCTTCTTCCTCTTCATTATCATTCTCAATAAAAGTTATTTTTTCATCCAAATAATAGGATGTGTTGAAATGATCAACAAATACTTCAATATCTTTTATTGTATCTTCGTCCAAAATATCTACATACATATAACTACAAGTCACATCTTTTTTAAAGCAAAGTCCGTTTTTCATTATAATTCCTCCTTTTCATAAATAGCAAATATTGTAGAATACAACCCCATAAAATATCCATCGTTCGGTGGAACCTTAAACATCAATGTATCAAGATGATAATGTCCAAAGAACCAATATTTGAATTTCAATTGCTCCAAAATAACACTCAAATATTTGGATACAGGATCATTAAACCTATCCCTATCAAAAACATAGGAATCTTTGAAATAATTCTTTTCAAGATCTTCTATTATTTCTTTAGGAGCAGCATGTGTAAATACATAATCCACATCCCAATCTACACCATCTAGAGAATTAAAACCTCTTTCTGTTTCTTCTCTAGATGGTAACTCTCTAGGCCACCAACTTATATATTCTATTCTACGTTGTTTATCTGTACTATCCGCTCCTCCAAACACAAAACATTTTTTATTATTTATTGTATACACATAACCTCTTTTAAGATGATACACATTTGGACATATAATACCTACAGGATTACCAAACATACTAGTTTCATCTAAGTTATCCATTAAATCAAAGTTTTCATGATTACCATCTACTACTAGAGTAGTCCATGATTTATTTGATAACCATTCTAACCATTTTAATTCATTTTCATCTGGTGGGTTATTCCAAAGTAAACCAAAATCCCCAGTTATTACAACATAATCTGTTCTAGTTAAATTTCTACCTTCTGGAAAATTCTGATCACTTAGTTCATTAATACCTACTTTATGTTTATCTCCCGTAACATATATCAAAAGAATACCTCCTTAATCGTTCAAATAATAATCTTTAGTTCCATCTGGATGAAATTCCTTACACAAAGTAAATTTCAAACAAGCATTATGTAAATAACTAAACCAAGAACCCCAAGAAATATTTCTCTTATCAAAATACACATATTCTGTGATTTGTCTATATTCTTCAAAATCTGGATGTTTATCAATAATGATTGAAGGATCTACTGTTAACAAATATTTTGTATCTTCTGGTTCTAAAATTAAATTATCGTGATGAAATTCAATATCTCTACCCATAAGAATCCAATACAATATTCTTCTTAAAAACCCAAAAGGTTTAGGATTATTATAAGTAGAATGACTATGAAATATTGGATAGAAAATATATGTTGTATTTGTATCTAGATCTTTTTTAACAATAATATGACAATTCGGATGTCCACACAGACAATTAATTACTTTTGTTTCAAACTTAGTTTGTACATTCACAACAAATTCCTCCTTATATAATTTTTATAATTTATCCAGAAAACTATCTATGCCCCTATTTCTAGAGGCATAGATAGTTTAATTTACCCTTTCGGATCAACACCCATACATAGTAGAATAGAATCAAAGAATTGACCAGCTCCACTACGATTTACATCGAAATTAATATCTGCTTTACCGTTCTTATATATTTCAGATATTACTTGTTTTTTTGCTTCTGGATTATCTGCGTTCACTAACCAGAAATCCGAAAGAACTGTATGTGCATCATAAGATAATAAACACCATGTGTCCATCTCACCCATACGTTGTCCTCCCGCACGTGCTTTACCTCGTGTGGGTTCTAGTGTGGTTTTAATATATGGTCCCAAATTTCTAACATTTTGTTTTACTGCAGAAATGTGTTCCAATTTCTGTATATACATTATCCCCCAACAAACAGGATATTGTGTTTTTGAATTTATTTCTGGTAATAACATTGTATCTGATAATGTTGTTCCTACAAATTTTAATGCTTCGTATATTTTTTCATTTGTTGGAGATCTGAATGGAGGAACAACTAAATGTATTTTATTATTTGCTATACCAAAAATAAATTTTTTAAAATCGGAATCTGCTAACATTTGTATATTTTTAGAAACTTGTGAACTATAACTTTTATCTGTTGTGCCATCTAATAATTCATATAATTTAATAAGAAATTCTTCGATCTTTTGTCTTGTTTCATTTTTCTTTAACATTTCTGCTACACGTTTACATGTATAATATAAAATTTTACCTACAATGACTTCATACATTTGTCCTAAATTCATTCTACTAACTACAGAAAGAACGTTAATTAAAATATCCATACGTTCTCCACTTTCTGTAGTAGGCATCAAATGATCTGGAACTATATGTGATACAACTCCTTTAGCAGCATGTCTATTTGTTAACTTATCACCTAATGAAACAGGCATATAACGAAGCATTTTAATAATGATTAATGTTTTTGGAATTTTTTCACCATGCGCTGTATATTTTCCTACGTTATTTATAATTTTTTTCTTATCAAATATTGGTGGTAAACCTTGTTCTTTTAATCTAGCATTTGTTTCGCTATATGCTATTTCTATTTGATTTAGAATTGGTCCAACAAGTTGTAAACTTTGTGGATACACATTAATATCTACCACTTTAATTTTAGCTGGAGCTATTATTTCATAATCTTCTGTTAATGCCATATCTCCAACTAAGTTTCTTTTGATATTAGCAATGGTTTCACCTTTTTCAAATACTTGACCTATTGCTGGAAATAACGCTAATTTATCTCTATCTGTAAGTTCTATTTCAACCGTATCATAATGTAATGATGTTAATTTTTTAGCTAAACTTTCACTTAATACAATACCGTCTTCGTAATTATAACCAAGATATGATAAGTATCCACATTTTACATTTACACCTTGTGAAAGTATAGGTTTTAAAAATTCATTTCTTGTAAGCATACGATTTTGTCTAACACTATCTCCAACACGAACAGATGGTGTATGTGTAATTGCGCTATCTATTCCCGATCCACTTTTAAGTTGTGTAGGTCTAATATCTATAGCTTCTTTTGTACCATCTGTATATTCAAGAATAATAACATTTTCATCTATATATTTTACAACACCATCTTTTTTAGCACGTTTAGTAAATGTCGAAGAAGTTAATGCTGGTATTGTAGATTCTGTTCCTGTTAATAATATAGGTTCTTCTCCATCAACAATAGGAACAGTTTGTCTGGCTTGATTACAAAACATGTTTAAACGAGCTTGGTCATTCTTATCAACAAAAGGTGATAATGAAGTTGTAAGTCCTAGTATATCTGTGTTTTCATCATTAAAAGACATAGGCATAAAACTATGTTTATCGTCATCATAAACATGTCCTGTTGTTAAAAATAATCTTATACCAGGATCCCCTTCAGATGTATCTATTGGATCTAAATTACCAAAATGTGAAGGTCTCATTGCTCTATCTTTAGGTTGAACAGCATCTCTATTTGGTAACCCACCAGGACCCACTGTTTTAACACTAGCATATCCAGATATTTCTTCAACTGGATTTTGTTGTTCTAACATTTGTAATACGCCATGTTCTCTAAAGTAATTAATAACATGTCCAATATTAACCTTCAATGGGGCATCAGGTGTATAAATTCTTTGTTTTTTATAAATAGAAACACCCGCATGAATACCTTGTTCTACACCAGATACAATAATATCCGTTGTACGCAAATATGTATTATGTATAGCTAATTTATCATCTGATTCACCTGATATGGAAAGTTCAGAACAATGCTTAATAATATCTACTAATTCTGTTGGTAACTTATGTTCTTTTAATACATCATATGTTTGTACGTCTACAATATATTTTGTGGTCTGTCTAATATTGTATTCTGCTTTATTTTGCTTAGTATATTGTTTTAATGATTCTAATGCTTCTTTCACCTGATTAATATTTTTTGGTTTATATTTAAACCACATTTGTTCTAAACCCGAAATAATAACTTTACTCATTGTATCCATTTTCTTTTCAATAACTAAAAATGTTCCATCTCCCATAGGAAGTGAAATAAAATTATTATCTTTCTTTTTCTTTTCATAAAAAGCAAAATTAAATTTATATGCTCTTAACAATCCTTCTACACTTAACAAACAAGAAAGTAACATAGCTACAGGTATTTTAAATCCACCTAAATAACATCGTATATCTTCTCGACGATTGAACAAACCATATGTAAAACTGATGGCAGAATAATTTGATCTAAATTGTACATATCCAGGTTTGACTATGAAAATAGGTAATGTTGATAATACTGTAGGATAATACCATTTCAATCCACCAGATACAACATAACGATCTTCTGTCAATTTAGGTACTTTAAATTTCAATGTTATTTTTTGTCCATCTGGTTGTTTTACTTTAATATTAATATGTTCTATTTGTGTTTCAAATAATTCTGTATCTGATGTATTTACATCTGTGAATGTTATATTTAATAATTCATATCCAATTTCACTTAAAATGGGAGGTAATGATTTTTTCAAAATGTCGATTAATTTTTGTTGATATCCATGTCTTCTAGCAATAGCATGTGAAATATGATTTTTAGTTAAATCTTTTTGTATATCCGGTTTATGTATTGCATCGATAGGTAATGTTTGTGTTAAACCTAATTTTTTAGCTTCTTGTTCTTGTTTACTAACAGTTTGTAAATCTTGTTTAGTTGGAGTATCTATTAATGCAGATTCGGGATTATCTGATTGGTTTAATGCTGCTTTCATTATTTGTTTTTGAGCAAAATCATCATCTAATGCATATGCTTTAACAACTGTTTTTGAAATTTCCGGTGACGATTTAGCAAATGCTTGAACTCTTGTTAATGCAGTATCTATATTTATTTTTAATGATTGTAAATCTTTATAATTATTACGAATAATATCTTTAGATGCTAATATAATATCCCTTTGTGTGATAACTGGTTTTTGAATTTGTCGTTCTGGAGGTTTTTCTTTTATTTCTATATCATCTGTTTTACTTATTTTTTCTTGAGGTATTTTTTTATCTTGTATTATTTTTTCTGGTTCTATTAAATCTATAAGTTCGTTTTGTTCTTCTTTTTCAAATGTTTCAAAATCTTCTTCAACAGAAATAATTTTTTTATTTTTACAAGATTGATAAATCCATTTAAGAAAAATAGCAAACCTATTATCCGTAGAACGAGATTTTTCATAAATTAATCTAGCGGAATCGTTTGTAACTAAAAATATTTTATCAATACCTAAATCTATAATATTTTTACGTAAATTAAATGAAAACATAAATGAATACAATTCTTTTTCACGAATACGTGCAGGTAATACAGATTCATCTATATAATATAAAAGAATTGTTTCTTTATTTGCTTCTTTGACGGTAGACACAATATTTGAAAAAAACTTCAATCCTTCTTTAGCAAAACGAATAGGTGATAATCTTTGATTCAACGAATGTATAAAAGGTGTAATATCAAAATAAAAACTTCTACCTTCTAATGCTTTTGGATTAAATAATACTGTTATATTTTTTCCATATTGTTGTCTTACATTTGCTGGATTGATTGTCATTATTCTATTAAATACTCTTTGTATTCTGGGAGTATACGCAAAATAAAGACGTCTACTTAATGGTAGTTTAGGTACAAACGGCGCACCTTGTTCTGCTCCTTCTACCAACAATATTACATTATGATCTTGTAAAGGAACATACATTCCACTAGATCTATTAACATATAACCTAAATTTTTCTACACGTAATGCCATTTATAAAACACCTTCTTTATCACAGATCTAATAAATTATCTAGATCTGAAGGTATCAACTGTTGATCTGTATTATTCAATATTGCGCTATGTAAAGCATTAGATACATTTTCAAACGCAGCACCACGTTTCCAATTTTCTAACAATGCTACTTGTTTTAATGCTACTCGCAAAGGTCTATCTTTCATCCCACTTAATCTATATGGAAATTGTGGTCGTTTGGGATCTCTGCATAATTGAGATACTACTAATTCCAAAGACCAAAAAGGTATTATTGTTTGAGTAGCAAATAATTCATACATCTTAATAGCTAAGATATCATTAAACATTAATCTACTATTAAGAAGTTTACTAATTTCTTGTATAACACCTGTTATGGATTGTGAACTATTTTTCATACTTCCAAAAATTACATTTTCTTCTATATATACAATATGTTCAAAACCATCTATTACTAAACTATCTCTTGTTGGAACTACAATAGTGAAATTATAATTTAATACAAAATCAAATGTTTCATTTTCTGTTTCAATAGTAAATATTTGTACAATATATTCGTTCGCACTTCTTCCACGAATATCATCTTCATTAAAAATAATTTTTAATTTTTGTTTAGACATTATTTCATTACCATCTTGTGTAACATAATTCTTTAAATTTGAATCTGGCTCTATGAAATTCTTAATAGTCCCAGCTCCACCAGTATGATAGCAATAGGTAAGTATTTGATATTATCTCTAACTTTTCCCCTGCTCCACACCGTGCTTGCGACTTTCACCGCACACGGCGTTCCATCGATATAATTATACTATCGACTAAGGGCTATTCCTCAACTCTCATTACAAGAGTTTCATAGGTCATTCCCTCGCTCTCACTATAGAATAAATTATCTATAGCTTTCCACGTTCCAATCGACTTAGCTTTACATATACCCTTAGGTGCTTGCTCTACATTAAATAAATTATATCTTCATTGTTAGATATCTCGACTTTCTTAACATCCAGCATACTCATCGATATTTATTTAATGCTTCATAACAAGTTCGTGTTCCTCACCATAGGTATTTTATAGCTCCCCAGTATATTCTACTGACTTTACCTAGCTTCATACGTTATTAACGCATGTAGGAGTATTAGGAAGATTGTTTTAGCTAACATGATAGCCTCATTCCAATCTTCAGTCGATTAGTTGTAACTCGTATATACGAGTCCTCTCTTTTCGTATTTTTATACTTATAGAGAAACGTGTCGCACGAATGTCTGCATGGTCATCTGGGATCCTCTTTCACCTATTATTTGTGCTGCTACCATTCCTATATTTGTAGAACGTATTTTAGTAACAGCATCATCGCCTAAACATTTATGACAAATTTCTGGTGATGTACAATACATAGGTGAACGAATTTGAATAGTTTTATCAATATATTCTTCTGGATTAATAATCATGGTTCCATTGGATAAATATCTAGTATTTAAACCTTTTGCTATATCTTTTGTTACTTTTAACTCGAAATAATTTTTTGTTCCACAATCTTTTGTTCTAGCACTCATTTTAACACTTACTGTTGCATAAGCTAATTGTCTTGCTAAATATCCAGATACAGCAGTCATTTGTGATCTATCTACAATACCCTTACGACCACCTATACCTACTGCCATAAATTCTGAAGGTTTTAATCCATCACTTAAAGAAGAAACAACAGGTTTTTCAATAACAGAACCATCTACATCTTCTACAAACCCTTTTGCTACTATTTGTGTTTGTATATTTTCTGTTTTACCTCGTCCTCCACTATTTACTAAATCATAAATAATGGAATTACTTTGATTTAATGCTTCTAATACATCTTTAGTAATAGCACTAAGTTCTTTTGATGGGTTTTCTGCTTTGAATGCTTCTTCCTTACGTTTTTCAAATTCTTTAGGTAAAGCAAATTGAGAAATATCCATACTTTTACCTATTAATGTTGGAGCAATCATACATACTTTCATTGTTTCATTCATTTTTTCCATAACAATATTTGCTTCTTCTTTTTCTGCTAATTTTAAAAACAAATCTGTAACATCTTTTTTCTTATATTGTTTTTCTATAGGTAAACCAATTATTTCTTCTAATATTGCTCTACCTATTGTTATTTCTTTCTTTTTAAAATTAACCAATAACGTTGGATCTGAATATTTTAATAATACTCTATGTAAATCTTGAATACTATACACAGCATCTTTTAAAACTTTTTCAGATTTTGGATTTGCTGTTAACATATAAAAACCGTATACAGCATCATTTTTAAAAGTTAATGCTAAACTTGTTCCATTAGGACCCCAAATATTTTTATCCATCATCATCTTTTCTTTGGCTTCTTTTTGTGCTGCTTCCGTTAATGGTAAATATATTCCCATCTGATCGCCGTCAAACATCTATATTCAAGTGTATTCGCTAAATACACCTCGCCTATTTAGGCTGCTATACGTCACCGTATAGATTAGACTATATCTTCACCTTCATTACTGAAGGGCTCCCCGTTTCCACTCGCTTGAGTGTACTCTACTCCGTCATATAACGTTTCGATAGTCGTTGAACTTTCTGTTCTTGGCCGAACTTATAGATTTTGTTTTATAACCAACAACAAATATTCTAAACAATTTTTAGATAAATATTCAGTATAAAATTTTTGTGTTTCATCTAATAATGTATATTCTTGAAATTGTAACAATAATTCACATTCTAAATTTATTATATCATGTGCGTTTCCTTTAAATGAATGATGTATAAAATTTTTTGCTTTTAATTCTGTTAAACGTCTTTTGAAATCTGAACTACTTCCTAATTTTATTTTATCATCAAATTCAATCACATAAAGATATCTATCATCTTCTTTATTTGTTCTTTTCAAAAGATTATCTCTATTACGAATACGATCTGAATATTCACTATTAAAACCTTTTGATGTTTTATTTAATGCTCTAGCTTTAGATAATTCTGATAATAATTTTTTATGTTCTTCACCATGCTCATCATAAAAATGATAAAAATATGATGTTCCTTCATATATTCCTTCTTTATGTAATTCTTTTATTTTTAATGAATGACCTTTTCTTGAACATTCTTGTGAACAAAAATCTGATAAACGGCCAGATGATATCCTATCCGACCAAAATGTAGTAATTTCTTTATTACATATAGGACATAATTTTTGATATGTTTCATCTTGTAAAATATATTTTTTGTAATATGTTAATAACTCTATATTATGAACTTTTTGTAAATGTATTTTTAATAGAAAAAATTCTTTATTACATATTAAACATAACATGTTAAATTCTCCCTTGTTCGGCCAAGAACAGTTTAGCTGCTGATTATCTCTTTTGAGACTTTCCAGCAATTAGAGGAGTTGTTTTTATGCTGTCACCAGCATAGCAGACAGTGACGGTAGTTTATCTGCATTATAACCGTCTGTTATAAGTGGGTTGATATGAAAACTATCACTCCAAACTATAACTGGATAAAATGCTCTTAAATTTAAACGATGTAATGCAGGATCTCTTTTCAATACAACAACTTTTTCTGTACATAATTCATTGAGAATTTTTAAAAATAATGAAATAATTGTTGGATCTAATAAATCTTTTTTTCCTTCTTGAATCATATTAATCATATTACCTATATTAAGAATAGATGGTCTAACAATACCCAATTTTTTCCAATCTTCCGCATATTTTGTTGTAGACTTATGAATAACAAATGGTTTAAAAATAGCAAGAGCAATTTTAAAAGGAACACCTACTTTATTAGGTGGTATTTCAGGATCACCAATAATAACTGCCCTAGCTGAGAAATCCATTGATTTTCCTAATAATGATTTACGTTGTACTCCTGCTTTTCCTTTTATCAAATCTTTTAAAAGTTGGTATGCTTCAAAAACATGCTGTTGCATTTTTTGCAACAAATCTTTATAACTTCTAGATTTTATATCTGTAGTATTGATAACTTGAGATTCATTCAACATATTAATATATTTTTCGTTAATAGGATCCATATTAATACGTGAATTTTCTATTCGTATAGGTCTAAACTGTGGAGGTAATACAAGTATCTGTGAAATGAATGCTTTTTCTTTATGTTTGATAATGTAATTTATTAATGTTTTACTAGCTTCTGTAATATCTTTTTGTTTCAAAAATATTTTTTGACAATATTTTATTTCCTCTACAAAATAATCTATACCCCAAGCTCCACTATTACCATCTACTAATTTATCATCTATAATAGACATTTTGCCTGTAAAAAATTTTTGTATTGTACTACATCTTCTATCTGCTATTTCATATAATAATGGGTGTAATACTTTACATTTTAAATCAATAGAACCATATACGGTTCTCCATTTAGAAGAACCGTATAGGCCAAATACAACATTTGAAAATAAACCATTTGGATCAAATTTATCACCAATCATAATATTAGATGTAGTGATAAATTTGATTTCATTATCTTCAATATATTTTGCTATATCAAGTAACATTGTTTAACACCGCCTTAGGTTCCTCTTCTTGTTGTTTCATAATTTTTTCAAACTCCAAATCAGATACAAGTTTATTTATAAATTCATCTATTTCAATAAAATTGTTTTGTAATGATTCTTCCAAATCTTTTTTTACTAAATTTCTATTTCTTTTTATTATTCTACATGTATAGCTCATAGGTTTATTTGCTATGTTTGCTTTATATTTAGACCAAACTTTTTCAATGGATGCAGTAACATATGTATAAATAATGATATATGAATTTTGTTGTGTGTCTTCTTTTTGTTGTTTATCTTCGTATGTTTCTATCATTTTATTTTTTAATTGTTCACAACGATATTCTATTTGATTATAATAATATTCATCCAGTTCAATTGAATGTTTTTTTAAAAACACACGTAATTTATTAATATTCGGAGATAGAAGTAATTGAATCATTTTTTTGAAACCTGTATTTTTATTAATAGCAATATCATTATTCATCATAATTATCCCCAATCGTCAAAATTAGCATATTCTAATGAAACAACATATTTTTTAACTATAATATCATACACTGTAGGAATGGATATTGGAGCAAACGTATAACCAAACACACTACCCCAATATTGTTCTTTTGTATATAATTGAATATTTTCTTCTTTCAAATCATATAACATATTTATTAACATTTCTACAGGCATATGACCTTCTTCATTGAATAATGTTAACGTATCAAGAATAGTAGATTTTGTAATAAATTTTTCACTTGCAGATAAAATATTTATTTGTATCTTTTCAATAACTTTCAAATTCAATGTATTTGCTAAATATTGAAAAGCGGCTTCTATAAAAGGAGTTTTAAATACAGTTACAAAGGATGGAGCATCATTTTCTTTCATATCAAATAGTTGTTCTTCTTGTTCTTCATCCTCTTTTACTAACATCAAATTTGTATATGGAATTACAGGTCCTTTATATTTATCTTGCCAAAACACTACATCCGTACCACAACTTTGAATTTTTAATATTTCTTCTGCTATGTCGATCGTATCTATCATTGCTATACATTTTGTTAAAGGTTGAACAAAATTATATGAAGTATAAGGAAACAATAACGATAACATAGCATTCCCTCCTTAGTAGTCATATAAAGATTTTTTAATTTTTTCTATCTCCATATTATATCCGCCTGTTGTTAATGTAATTGTAAAATATATTAATTCCTCAATCAATTCAAGCCAATTGATTGTTACATATTTGTTTTGAATCGTATCAAAATATTTATTTTTGTATAAATTAAAAATTGTATTAATATAATATTTTTTAATAGTATTTAAAGAAAGATGATTGATTTTTTTATTAAGAAAATATGGTCGCAACGTATTTGTAATCTTTATATTTAAATTTTCAGGTAGTCTAACAATTGTTTTTGTTTCCATATTAGGCATAGGTGCTGTTAATAATATTGTTTCCATATTTATGAACCGCATATTCAATATAACCATTTTTAAAAATTTATGTGTAAAAAAATTCAATAGATGAACATTTGAAATATTGAATGCTTTAATTGGAAGATTGAAGATAGCAATAATTAGAGGTTGTGTAATATTATTCAACACAGTATATACATTGTAATGATATAATGAAGAATATTCTTTATATTCTTCCGCAATATCGAATAATATTTTTTGCACAATAACTCTATAAAATATTTCAGATTCTAAAATATCATTACGAGGTTTGATCATAGATACTGTATCTATAGTACTAGGTAAAAATAAATTAGACATAGCTGTTTGCAACAACCAGTTCAATTCATTTTTTGCTATACTGATAAGATATGCTATTGGATTTTCTGTAGGTTTAATACTTGGTAATGCTTTTTGATATACACTTGTGATCAATTCTAAAATATGATTATCATATGTATATCCTTTTCCTCTAGAAAGAAACCCCCAAAGTTTTTTACTTGTTGTTTCTGGATTTGTCGCCATAATCATACTCATAATAATATTAAAAAGTTTTTGAAGAATACCTTTTTCTATCATTTCTTGAGATATCATATTATAAATTACTTTTTGTTGATATTCATCTACAGCAAGATTTCCTATCAAACATGGAATAAAAAACCTCATTCGAATAGATGTTAACAAAATAAAAACAGTTTCTTCCAATGATATGTTTAATTTATATGCACTATTTTGTTTCACAATTAAATCTTTTGACAAATCTAATTTATAAAACAAATCATCTATATGTGTTAATAAAATAGGTCCATATTCAAAAAATACCCCTAACCTGTCTTCTGGATCTGTTTGAACATATTCGAAAAGAAAATTTTCATATTCTTTATACAAAACAGAATCTTGTTGGAGCATATCATTAACCAAATTAAAAATATCTTCAAATTTATTAATAATAGCAATTACATCTGGTTTAATATATATCTCATTGATGTCTAAAAAAATAACTTCGTGATTCTCATTAAAATATTTTTTAATTTCATAATTCTTTTTATATTGCGGAATAAAACTAATATATTGTTTAGTTTCGACATCGTCAAGATTCAATGTTTTTAAAACAAACAAATTCAAAAGCCTCCCTTCAAGATTGTATAGTTTTTAAAAATCCAAATCCAGATACTGTATTAGTTGGAAATAAATATTGACTCCATAAAGTATGCCATTTTTGTTTTGCATAAATTTCTGAAGGAATTCTATTTTTCATTTTTTGAATAGATACTGTATTTAATTCTACAACAGGAATTATTGTTTGTCCGTCTTTATAACTACCTAATCTAAAAATAGGGACATCCCTACAAGATGCTGAAACATCTAATGTAGAATAAGAAAAAGACCTTTTAACTTCTTCTCTATATCTTTCAACATCGATACCATATATTGCAATCAATAGTACTAAATGTAATCCATCTGGAGTTACTTCAAAATAACTTGGATATTTTTCTAATTTTTGTTTCATGTCTTTTGCTTCTGTATATGCTTTTAATATTCCGCCGCCGCGACGCCCATCAAAATCAAAAATAGGTTGTATAAAAATAGATTCTTCTCTTCGATAAATAGGAGAAATAAGCAATTGAGCTTTTCCTTGAATAATTGCTGTAGAATGTTTTTTAAATAACTTATCTTTGAATTCGGATATAGAACTTAATTGAGGTGGCATAGCTACTGTATATTTATAAGAACATTTTAAATCTTCCATGATATAACCTCCAAAAATTACATGGGTAGGTGTTTGAACCTACCCATGTAATTATTTTAAAATTAAATTACTATTACATTAGATCATCAATATTCATATTATTTTGTTTTGGACTTTTTGGAGTAGATGTATTTCCCCCAAGATCGCCTAGAATATTATCAACCATTTGATTTACATTTTGTGTATTTTGCACTGGAGGTTGATTATTAAACCCTCCATTAGATTCTTCAAACATATTATTAAAAGACTGAGGTGCATTGTTATATGATTTCTGATAACCTGCAGATCCACCACGAGTTGTTTCTGTTTTTGCTTGTTTATACTGTTCTGCTTTCCAACCATTCAATACAGAATTTACAATAAACTCACACATTATCATATTTGGAGATGCTAGAAATATAAAAAAGTTTACAAATCTTTTTACGTCTTCAATATTATCAAATACAAATGAAGATCTAACTTGACTTTGATCTTTCAATGTATTCATAATTGCTATTTTAAAATTATGATCTGTAGCACTTTTTCCAAATGCAATTGCCTTGGAGTTATTATCATAAGATCTCATAGTGTTAGCTTCTTTTGATGTTCCATTAACAATAGCAAACATTTCATCAGCAAAGTTTTTTGTTTCTAAGAAACTCAAAGAATAAACTAGATTATTTTGCCAATCCCACGATGTGGCTTTTCCGTTATTAACAGCCTTAGGTGGAACAAGTTTAATATATGTTGTTTTACGAACCAAATCTACTTGGATCTGCATAGCCGTTGTTTGCGCTGTTACAGGTACATTATTACCAGGAAAATAAAAATCAGTATACATATAATACCCTCCTTTTAATATGTTTCTACTATTTGTTTAGCAATAACACCTAATACATCCGTATGTGCATCATCCGAATATATTTTCCAAAAATGAGTAACCGTTGTTCCGTCTGTAATAATTTTACAAATCGCACTAACACCATTCAGATTAGTGTTATTAACAACAAATATTTTACTTATTTCTGTTAAAGCTAAATCTTTTTTCCCACATACAGAAAACGTATATGTTTTTGCTGGGTTAGAAATATATCCTCCAAACACTTGTTTATCTAACAACGTTTTTGTTGATTTATTATTTACAAACACTTTTGATATATTACCTTGTGTACTATTACTCTTCATTTCTTTAAACTTATTATATACAACAACACCCACAAAAACAATACTCATTAGACCTAATAGATCTAACATAGTTTACCCCCTATAGAATTCCACTATTTCCGACAATGTGTTTTTTAATATTGTTTCATTCATAGGAATTCTAAAAGAAGCCGCAGACGCATGACCTCCACCATTTTTCTTAAGAGCAAATTCATTACACTTTATATTACTATTATTTGTTCTTAATGATACAGTGAGAGTATTATCGTCTTGAAATAACAAAATGAAGTGTTCTATATTTTTTTCATTTGTCAGAACACTTACTTCAAACGCAGGACAATTACTTCCTTTTTCAAATACAAATAATGGAATTCCTTGAATGACCTTTTTATTATCAAATACATCTCGGACCAAAACACTTGTTTGCGCTGTATATTCTTCGAGATATTTTGTATACCATTTTGGTATAAACCCATCATTATACGGTGGTTCGTTTTGTAACAATGTTACGTAATTATTTAACTTTTGTGGAAATTTAGTATATTTCATTTCTTCATTCATAAACATATGATAATGAAATGTACGTTGTAAATTTAAAGCCATTGGTGATTTATCTAATTGCCATGTATCAAAAAAATCAATAGCATTTAAAACATCTTCATATAAACTTAAATCTATTTTCTTATCAAGAAGATTTTCCATAATTTTAGTAGCAGATAATTCTTTGTTATGATGAATAGTCCAACGAGTATGACATGGAATAGAATCTTCATGATGATCCACACTAGTTACCCAAACATTATGTGGAATAACTTTTTCCATTATTTCAACAAACTGAGAAGTAAGATTAATATCTGTAATAATAATATTATCATACTTTTCTGGAGAAAATGTTTCTTGTAACACTTTTGGGAAATAATACTTAGACGTTTCGTTATATGCTACATATACACAATCTGTGATGTTCATTAAACGTCCAAGTAACGCGCAACCGCAACCATCAAGATCATTATGTGTAATTTGTAATGTAGTTGCCATTTGTTTCCTCCTCATACTTTAGCCTTTAGAAAATCTTTTCATGACCTATCAACATAGAAGAATGTGTAATAGACACACCTATTTCTGTCATATACACAACTTTAATAGATAAGTTTTTAATCCAACTACTACAATAAATACAGGGGCAAGATGGTAGATTAGCATCATATCCCCTATAGATCAACATAGTATCATATTTCTTATTATTCTTTTCTGCATCCATCCAAGCAGATAATTCTGCGTGCATGGGATACTTACGTCGATCTATTTGGTATCCGAGTTTTTTAATCATAGGATGTGTTTTAGAACTATTCAATCCTATAGATATTATACGTTGTCTGTATAACATAAAACAAACACAACGTAGATTACTCGGATTTATTTCTGGGCGATCTTGATTAATATTTCTAGCAAGATCACTATGACGCAAATACACATCTACCAAACTTGCCCCAATTTATCATCAATCCCTTTCTTTATTATTAATTTAATTACGAAACAAAAGGAATTACACGAAGCGTATTTAGACTACTATCACAAAGATGAAAATCTAGTTTTTTAACACCGAGTGCTTTTGCTGTTCGTTCTGCCATCATTTCAAGTAGCATGATGTAACGCATATCAGATTCAATTCCTTT